CTTCATTGGGCTCAAAATCCATAGAATCTCGCGCGAGAATCCAGGTATCCTGAGAATCGGCACGTGGACCGTATATATGGGAGTTACCATCTGACCCCGTACCCGCCCGTTTATCTTCCCAACGTAGAATCGCCAAGAAAAGACGTTTTTCAGCCAGAGAAATCTTCCATAGATACGATAATGTATCATTGAACCAGATATCAGAGTTTGAAAAGATAACAAATGCTCCCGCCGGCACCCGTTCCTGAATTGCCTTAAATACATCATAGTAACGTAAACGCTGACCCATCACAACCGTCGTAATTTTGGGTGATACCGGCAAATCCTTATATTCGACTTCGTTAAGTAGTAGAATATTATCAATCCAAGGACACTCAATATTCTTTTCGAGACAAAGTCGAATCTCGCGGGCGCGACGCGACGTTGGGTGACGAAAATACTGTTGAATCAACCACGTCTGTGGAATAATCGAGTCATCGGCATCCGCCGCCACCGACACAAGTTGCTTCAGGGTGTTATCTTCGAGAGAACGCATCCACGCATCATATACAATACGCGCACCGAGGTCCAACTCGTCACGCACACCAGCCGCCGCCCAGGTTACCACATTCATACGGAGCAGATGTGCCAGACAGAGAATCACTTTCTCCATAGAATCTTCAACACGTACGGGCTCCCCCAAAAACGGGTAGTTATCGTGGAGCTCTTCAGTCACCAGTGTATGGTCCCATCGTAGACCACGATCCGCGAGATTCTCTATAATCTCCGATGGAGCCACAACCAGGCATTCTGATTTGTCAGAGAGCACAGGATTCAGTACAGCCATCCACGCATCAATGTCGGCATTCGCACCTAGTACAACCGCTACAAGCGCCTTAGCGCCGACGACCTTCACTGCCTCGGGCTCCGTCACTACACAGTGCCAGCGATTCCAGCGCTCCCCAGGACGAAATGAGGCACGAGCCCATAGAAGAGTTTTACGGTCTGAGGTAATATGTGTCTCAGAGCGTAAGATACGTATAGGTTTTCCAGTAATTGGATGGCGCGCTTCCATTTTCCGAATTACTTTTTATATGCCGTTAGGCTTTAACCCTCAGCAACTTAGATGTGTATAAGGTAGACTAAACCCGTTTTTGCTAACAAATCCATAATGGCATAGGCAATAGTTGTATATTTCTTTTCAACAGTAGAATATTCTTCCGCCCAGTAAACTGCCGGATAAAGCGACCATACAGCCAATGTTAGATATACAGCAAGTTTATGCTTTGTTTGTTGTAATAGGAGAGCGACAATAGGTAAGAAGGCGAGCATACCTAGGGCAAAATATCCTTTGGATTCCAGTGGGTCCTTTGTCTTCGTGCCGAGATAGCCGGCAACAATCATTAATATGTCGCAGGCAACCATTGGTAAAATAACAGAAAGCGGTACATCATTTACATAGAGAAGTGCGGCGAGCATTAGAGGAGTTGTTAGCAGCCAGTCACTATGACGCCAACGGTCTGAGTCTTCGGGGTGCGCCATAATCTGGGAGTAGGCGAGACAGGCAATTGTGGGGATAATAGATAACACGGGCGTTGCGGAAAATGCTGTAAGTATAGAAACAACGAAAAATAGTGTAAATGCTGAAGAAACCGCAATCGTATCCCACGCTCCACCTTGGTGAATTTTTTGACCGACGAAAAATCCAGGAATAATGATACGAGGAGCGATAGCTGATACAGCGGCTCCCATTCTATATAGACTAGATTTTTCAATAATAGGCGGCACCAGCTAGAATCGCGGCATTCGCAGGTTCTCCAATAACATAGGTTGTAAATGTAGTCGATACATAGCCAGCGCCTGCGCTATATCCGCCATTCGGCATTGTAATAGTTACTGTACTTGTTCTATAATGGTATGGACCATAGGTTGTTGTAGTTGCTCCGCTGATATTTACGTTAAAGTTAACATATGACGAGAAGTTTGCTACTCCAAAGGTACTGAAGAGATACATATTCCAGCTGACACGAAGCTGTGTTCCTGTAGAATATATATGATAATTGGATGGATCTATGCGTAAATTGCTTCCAACCGAGGAGACATTGAGATTATATGTATTTTGATAAGGCCATATATTTGTTAGAGTTGTATATAGATTGCTATTATAAATACTATAGATATATTCCATTCTATATGCGGAGTTCGCAAGAGACGGTAAGGTAGGCCAGACAGATTGATTTTGTATCGCGCTCCATCGATTAAAATTCATAGATAGTAAATTACTATTTTGAGTATATGCTTGTGTATTTGTACTAATATCAAGTAAAATTACACCTTGTTTGAATGGTATACCAGTAAGATTTGATTGATTATATGTTACCTGATATATATTGTTGGCAATATTTGTAATATTATTCACTTTAACAACAAAATTTGTACTACTGGTAAAATTGAGTGTAGCTGTAAGGTTATTTGAATTGAGTGTAATAAACTGGGTTGTCACAAGTGATGAAAGAGTTGTGTTTGTATTACCGGTGATTGTTGATACTTGAGTTGTTAAATTGTATAACGCTGATGATATATTGCTTGTTATTGTTGATAGGGCAGTTGATACTTGATTGGAAAGTGTAGAGATTGAGGTGGATGCAGCGGTATTCACAGTAGATACAATGACTGATTGTATTAAGGATGTTTGCGTTGATAACGATGTTGATAGATAATATACATATGCCGCATTTGTACTATTAATTAAATTGACCGTATATTGTTCTAGTTCCATAAAGGTTGAGTAAATGCCTTCAAGAATACTACTTGTGGTAATATAGGCAAACTGCGTGCTAAGATAGCTAATTTCGGCTATATTTTGATTTGTAGATCCGGTGAGGCAGCTTATACTATATCCATTTGCCGATGACAACTGCGCAATATAGAGATTTGTAGAATACAGTCCGCTGGACAATGACACAATATTACTATTTATCGGTGAAATATTTGTACTAAAAAAACTACTTACAAGCACACCCGCGCCCGTTGTTGAAAAATAATTAAAATTTGTTTCGACGGTGGATAGGCGGGTATCATCATAGCTTAACATAGTGCTTATTGTGCTAGTTTGCTGTGAAAGACTCGCCGATGTACTCAGCAAAGCATTATTAATCGATGTACTAAATGTATTGAGTTGACTTACTGATAATTGGGAACTTGATATTGAAGAGAGTTGTTGTTGCGTCCATATTGCTGTTGATGTAAGTCCATAATTAATAAGACCAATTAACAATGTGGATGTCGTAGCATCCTGAATTCCTATACCGGTGCTCATTGTAGAAAGCCATAATTGTGTAGATAAGTAGAGTTGATTTACAGCACTATTATAAGATGATACATTTGATAATGTATTTACAGTACTGAGACATACATTAAGAGTACTTTGATAATATGAATTGAGCTGAATTTGGAACGAATTTGCGGTTGATAAGAATGCGTAATTCAAGTTTGTTGATTGAATACTTGATAAATATGTAAAAATCGTGCTAAACGAAGAATACGTGTAATATTCAAGGGTACTTAGTTCACCTGATAATCCAGTACCGTATGTAGTATCAATAAGTGTACTTAATTCAACGTATTGATTTACGAGCGCAATACCGATACTGGTACTAAACGATGAAAGAGCGCTAGGGCTTATAGTATTACTCCAGTAGGTCTGACCTTGACCATTCGCATATAGTGTATAAAGTGACGAAATAGGATAATTTCCGCCTGTACGAAAGCTTAACTGCTGGAGCAATAAACTATTTAAATTCGCTCCCGTAGGATACGCCATTCTAACGTTGTAGGGCATTTTTGCCAGCTCTCTGAATACGCAGGAACCCCATCATCTAAAAACAACTTATAGACGTAGAGTAAGAGTACCATGTCCAATTCAGGAGGACTTCTCCAGTTAGTTGCTACCGGACGGCAAGACATCTATCTTTCCGGTAATCCACAGACGACTTTTTTCAAACAAGTCTATCGGCGCTATACAAATTTCAGTATAGAAACCCAGCGCATTCCATTTGATTCTGCTGTCGACTTTGGCAAACTTATTACAGTTACGGTGCCGCGACAGGGCGATCTATTATCACAGGTCTATCTACAAATCAATTTACCACAAATTACACCGGCAGGACCGATACCGCAGCCGCCAGGCATTGTAACTGAACAACCGACCAATTATTCACAGATTACTAACTCTGTCAGTTGGGTCAATGGTGTCGGTTATGCGATGATTGATTATATCAGTATTTGGATTGGTCAACAGGAGGTCGACCGCCATTACGGCGAATGGATGTATCTCTGGACGCAGCTCAGTACACCGGGGTCAAAGAAGGATGGTATTTACTATATGACAGGAACGCAAGAGGTCTTTAACGATCAGTCACAATCAGGTCCTCTCAATCTCTTAGTGCCACTCGATTTCTGGTTTTGTAAGAATCCAGGTCTTGCCTTACCGCTCATTGCGCTACAGGCAACACCGGTGCGCTTCTATATTCGACTCAAGAATGGCAATGATATGGTGTTCAGTAATAGCTTAGAGAACGCAATCATGAATAACAGTCCTAATTGTCCAACTGCGCTTACCGCCACACCGGTTACAATTACTGATATGGTGATGTGGGGTGATTATATCTATTTGGATACAGAGGAGCGCCGCCGTTTTGTGAGTTCGCGCCACGAATATCTCATCGAGCAGGTACAGCAGCAGAAGCGTTACAGTATTCCATTAAACACAACGCGTATTTCGGTACCGTTAGTCTTCAACAATCCGATTAAGGAAATGGTATGGGTCGTGAATGAGGACCGTATGCAACAGGCACACGAATGGTTTAATTACGGTAGCCGTATGTTGAACGAGACCGGTATTCCTAACTTAGATATTATCGCTACGGCACTTCTCCAATTTGACGGTTATGATCGCTTTGAGGAGCAGGCGGCACAGTATTTCCGTTTAATGCAACCATGGCAACGTCATACGGCAGTTCCTAACGATTTTATCTATGTATATTCCTTCAGTTTAGCCCCGGAGGCAGAGCAGCCTATGGGAACGTGTAACGGCAGTCGCCTGGATTCTATTGTATTACAGTTGACAATGAATCCACAGGTACAATCGTATCCTGCGGGTGTTACAACGTATGCGACAAATTACAATGTGCTGCGTATTGTTGCGGGTCTAGGTGGCGTTCTATTCACTGTATAAATTAAGATAAAAACCATTAGAGATGTCGTCCGATGGTCTGACTGACGGAGTAAGAGCAGGAGCACCGCCGCCACCGCCGATACCGCCGATCCCACCGGTGCCTCCTGCGCCACCGGATTCCAACGGTTCTGCGTCAGAAACCGCAGGAGACTATGCCGGTAAGAGTGGTGGTAAAACCCCGCATCATATTTCGGATATTGATACGTGGAAGCACGCAGATAGAAATTATTTCGTCTTTGTAATTTTGTCGGTTCTACTCGGATTATTGGGCGCAGACCATTTTTACTTACGTAGTTTCCATACGGGTATGATGAAAATAGTATTTAATATTTTTACACTTGGTATGTGGCATTACTGGGATTTAATACAGATTGTGTATGATGGGCGAAAAATACGCGAAGAGGGTCTTACATCACCGTTTGACTGGATCTGTGGCATTGGACGCGGGGTGTTTACACAAAATGATGGAAAGCCAACATTTACTTCCGAAAAATCGTATCTTGTTTACGCTGTCTTAGCAATATTTTTCGGATTTTTAGGCGCGGATAAGTTTTATATGGGTGAGATGTGGCAGGGACTCGCAAAACTCCTCAGTGTATTTAATATTTTCCTATTCTTATTTGGATTCTTATGGGTACTGTGGGATAGTATTCACGCACTCTTTATGACAAAAAGTATTCTAGAGAATGGAATCTCCGCACCGCTGCCGTATGCTATGTTTTTCAATCAGCCGATTGATGGCAAGAAGTTCTTAGTGACGCATCCTACAGGTTCTATAAAGGGAGGCTTTGACTTTGCTGGTATGATACCGACTATATCTATACCACAAATATCGTATAGTGGTATTTATAAGGATATTGTAGCACCATTGATGTCACCGGCAGTGGTAGCGGCGCTCCACGCTAAGATACCCGAATTGCCCGATGCTCCTACTATGCCTGGAATGGCAAAATACGGATTGCCTACGGAAGTAACAGGTGTTGCTACTCCTACGGTGAGTGTAGGTGTCCCCGTTTCACAGGTAACGCCAGCGTCGCCAGCACCGCCAGCACCAACCCCCGCACCCAATGGCGCAAAAGCCGCATCTACACCGATTCAGACGCAGAGCGGCGGCGCACGTGAGCGAAGCTCGCTAGAGGGACCTGGACCCGCAATTGCGGGCGTTCTTACCGCCGTCGTTATTGCGGGAGGTTTAAAAGGATTTTATGACGTCATTAGTAAACAATACGGATGAAGATGCTAGATACTCTAAACGATTTTGAGACAATGTGGCTGGCGGATCCGAAAGGCGCAGCACTTGATGGTATGCGAAAGTCCGATAATACCTTTCTCATATATTTTACCGCTATTTGGTGCGGCTATTGCCGCAATATTGATCTTTCAAAGGTAGACGCCGCTGCCACCGCCAAGGGACTCACACTCTGGAAGTGCGAACATACTGTCAATAAGACGACTGCCGGTTATTGCGGTGTCACGGGGTTTCCTACCTTTATGGCATTCCGCCCGAAGAAGGTGGTCGACCAATTTCAGGGTAGCAATACTGAGGAAATCTGTAAATGGATTGAATCTCTTTAATAAGTAAGTAAATGAATGTGGAGCGGACTATCATCATTGGGGGTGGTCTGGCTGGCTTATCTATTGCCGAATATCTTGCCAAGAAATCCGGCAATGATGTGCTCGTGCTTGAGCAATATAAGGCGTGGGGCGGCAGAGTCGTCACTTACCGCGATAAATCCAAAAATCTTCAATACGAAATCGGCGCTGGTCGCATCTTTCACAAACATAAGCGTGTTGCCGCCCTGGTTGACCGATTCGGTCTTCACACCTATCCAATTTCTACCGACAGCACGACACCCAACGGACACCCAAACCCCTTTCTACAACTCTTTGAGCCGCTAAGACATGTCTTAGACACTCTGCCCAACGAGGAGCTGGCGAAACATACTGTAGCAGAACTTGTCCCCCAAGAGCTCGCCCAAGTACTTAAATACTATCCCTATTGGTCAGAATTCAACCTTTTACGCGCCGATCTCGCACTTCCGCTCTTCAAGTCAACCCGCGAAATGGGATCCGCCAAATCCTCCGACTACTATGGAATCGTCGAAGGGCTAGACGCACTTACCACAGGGCTCCACGCCGCCGCCATAGATGCCGGCGCCACTCTAAAAAACCGCCACACAGTGACAAATATCGCCAGACTTGCCCCCAATTTGTTCGAAATTACAGGACTCCGTGGCAAGAAGGCAAACCAACGACCCTTCAACTATCGCGCATCAAGAGTGATTATTGCGACATGCCGCTGCGGATATAGTGATTTTAGTATTCTTAAGGATATGCCATTGATGAAACAACTCGCAACGGGATCACTTCTTCGTATTTACGCTGTATATCAACCTCCATTAGATATTACGGAAAAGATAGTGACGGATAGTCCTCTACGTTATATTATTCCTATTAATCCAAAATCTGGTCTAATTATGATTTCCTATACAGACGGGACTGATACAGACTATTGGCGCAACCTTGATGGCGATGCCTTAGAAGAGGCTATTCACAATGAATTAACAAAACTCTTTCCCGATAAAACAATTAAAAAACCGACCTATTTGAAGAAGCACGATTGGCCAAATGGATGTACATATTGGCTACCTGGAATATACGATCCAGCAACTGCGTCAAAACTAGCTCATAATCCTGAGCCAAATCTATATCTGACCGGTGAGTCGATTAGTTTAACGCAGACATGGATGGAGGGTGCGTTGGAATCGGCAGAGTATCTCAAGACTCTTTTAGAATAAAAATCCCCTTCATGCATAGGAATGGCAAAATTTAAGGCTATTAAAGGTGTAAGTCTTTTTCTAATTGCGCTTGGGGTAACACTCGCAATTATAGCATTCTTTAGATATTTACCATCCTTATCTGCTCCTACAATCCAGGATATTTGGGTGATTAACCTTGATAAGGATGCCGAGCGGTGGAATAATATTCAAACAAAGACACAGCATATCAGTAATATGGTTCATCGGTGGTCCGCAACGCATGGCAAGGATTTAACAAGGGACCAGGCGCAAAAATATGGCGCAGGATATGTGGTAACGTTGTCGCGCGATTTTGAAAAAGACGGTAAAACGGACCGAATTACGTCGGCAAATATAGGAGCGGTCGGTTGCTGGATTTCACATAAGCGGCTTTTAACATACCTTGCGGAGCAACCTACAAATAACAACGCAGGACATCTTATCTGCGAGGACGATGCGGAATTTCCTACCGATTTTTTGACGGGTAATGACGTATGGTCGACAGTATCGAAAAATATTCCTGCCGATTGGGATATGGTGTTTTTAGGTATTAAGAAGCCAATTATAGGCAAGACTGTCGCCCCAGGTATTAAGAAGATGACAGCCTCATATAATAAGGGTAACTGGGGAGCCCACGCGTATCTTGTACGCCACGGCGCGCTCAAGACGAAGATTTTACCGAGCATCAAACACATGACAAATGAGGTTGATGTTCACTATGATATGATGGCAGATCATTGGAATATTTATATATGCGACCCGCCAACAGTACGTTATAATGATGAACTTGCTGCGAAATCAAATATTAACAATCTTAATTTATAGCTAATATAGTGGATTTTGAGCTTACTTCTTCATCGGGCACGATAATATTTGGGTAGATACAGTATACATTTAGATCATTAAACAATGAATTATACTGATTATCAATCGCGTCCGTCATAAATCGTAAAGCAGGTAGAAGCTTGGTTTTTATAGAGCCGTGCTTCACTAAATATGCGTGGGTGCCGTACTGATTCTTACCAGGCACGAGTTTGACAATCTTATCGGCAATCGGGACACTCTCTATCTCGCCGCCCATTCCTAAATAGACTATATCCCAATCAGTAGGAATATTCTTAGAAATGTTAGACCAGGTATCCTTACCAGATAAGAAGTCTTTAGGGACGTGGGCGTCATCTTCTAAAATAAGATGACCGTAGCTGTTTGTTCTATCCATATTTGCTAAATGCTTTAAGAGTCGCTTATGCGATAACCAACATCCGACAACTCCCTTATTGACAAGTTCCTTATCTTTGCCGGCTACGCGGGTAAAATATAGACCAACGCCCTCATCGCGGAGTTGTTCACGGTCGGTAATCGTCTTTCCGTCCATCGCAGAAAAACGGTGAACCATATCTCCAAACTGCGCGGTACTCTTACGCATATGTTCCCATCGATCGGGCGCACGGTCTAGATTAATGACCCAAATATCATCAATACGCGCAGAACTATTCAGGCTAAACATTCGGTAAAAAACATATCCTATAAAGGCGAGAATAACAACAAATAATATAAAATTATACAGCTTCTGGGTTTGGCTCTTCATCCTATTTTATACAATTATTTATTCCGTAGTTGCTGTGGCAAGTCGGTCCGCTTCGGCATTTCCTCGTGACGCAAAGTCAACCCCGCTGGTATGAGCTGGTACATGGACCATAGAGGTTACCAGGCGGATACTTTTCCACATTAGCCACATCGGTTGAATAATATCCTGGTGTAGTACAGGCTTTCCGTCTGCCTTCCGCCACCCACGCCTTTCCCACCCTTCGCACCATTTCAACAGCACATCAATACTGTATTTTGAGTCAGTGTAAATGGTCGCTCCCGCAATCCGTCCATCCGCAATGTACTTGATAACATAGTCCAAAGCCCTAAGTTCCGCACGCTGATTCGTCTGTGGTTCATGTCCCGGAAGCGCAGCGGAATATTGATGAACTGTTGTAGTTCCATTACAAATATGAACACCGAAGCCCGCCTTTGCCCCTGCGCGTCCATTGTTGCGCGCCGACCCATCACAGAATAACGCAAGTCCTGATGGACCAACTGAGTTCATTTATCATCCAAACAGAAAAATAAAATACCTATCATTTTTTAGAGTAATGTCACTAACATCAGATGTATCAAGACATCTTTTTCATCTCCTCGCTGTAGGACCTCTCTTTTTATATGTAGGGATCCAGCGGGAAAATGTTCCAGAGCACGTGTTTACCGCGATTGGTCTTTTAGGTCTGGTTGTCCTTTTCTACCATTCATACAAAGCCTATCTCAAGCTGAAGGATGGGCAGAGCGCCTGGATTAACTGGATTCATATCTTACTTGTTGCCCCGCTTCTAATCATTTTAGGATATCTAAAAAAGGACGCGAATCGACGATATTTTGAGATGATGCTATTACTAGGATTTTCCGCAATTGGCTATCATGGTCTTTACCTGATGCGCGAGATGATATTTAACTGATCATTCGATGCTTGTGTCTTATAACACGCAATGCTATGATATAGATAAGCGGAAGAGGAAGAATATGTATGATGGCAGCGCCCGCACTGTTCTCCGCGAACATACGGCGGAATCCATTCGCGTGCGTGAGTTCGAGCATAATGAATCAACATATTTGACTTTGTATGCGTTGTTTGCGTACAACCCGTTGCGGGGCACTTAAAGGAAATAGCTACCGCAGGATTTTCTGTAACACCTCCAAGAATTTCTTTTTCTTTATCGGTAAGCTTAGGAGCATCTGCGTGTTTTGTCGCAAGATGATTCATATATCCTGAACGTTGTAAGAACTGCGGATTATTTGCGCATCGACTACATTCAAACGGCAGCTTTGGACTATGATTTTTCATAATATGATAATACATAGTATTTTGCTTTTGCGTAATTTTTCCACAATTAGTGTGCGGACAAACATAGTTACCCGCATCATTCTTTACATATTTTACAGGAGTGGGGGTAGTACTAGATGGGATACGTTCCATAGAATTATTTAAGGAAGCAACGTGAGAATAATATAATACCCCGAGAAAGCTTCAATTTTTTGCGAAGAATGACTCAGCAACAGCCACGTATCGCAATTTTAACGATGGTGATCGGCGCCGATTATACAAAGGCGGTCGAACATGGTCTCGCAACAAAGCGGGCTTACGCCCAAAAACACGGTTACGATTTTATCTGCGGCGGCAAGGAAGTATGGGATCGCACTCGTCCGATTCCCTGGTCAAAACTCCGATATATTCTGAAATATCTCGATGACTACGATTACATATTTTGGTCTGATGCCGATGTGATTATTATGAATCAGGAATTTTCAATCCGTGAACATATCCTTCCTCTTCTACCAGCCAACAAAGACCTATTATGGACGAAAGACGTTGTAGGCAATCTCAATTCAGGCAATATGCTACTGCGCGGCAAGTCCGCCTGGCTCAAGAGTTTCATCGAACGCACCTATCAACAAACCCAGTTTATTCATCATATTTGGTGGGAAAATAAGGCGATGATAGACGTGGCAGAGAAGAACCCCAGTGATGCCGCTATGATTGTGACAATTACAAACCATAGTCTTTTTAACGCCTATCTATTTGGTCCGCAAAATCTCGCTACCGATCCGAGTGTGAGACTTTTCCAGCCAGGCGATTTCCTAATACACTTTGCCGGTGTTGCCGACCAATGGAATATCTATCGAATGATGATTTATATGCTCAATTGTTTGAAGACCAGCACACCCTTTAATACTAAACTCCTTGACATCTGGTACGCAACTCCGCTAAAAACGCAAAAAGAGGCTGACGCAAGTCTCGAAAATATCCCTTACCAAGGTAAGGGATGATAAATCATAGCGGGAGTGTATGGTTTTATGTTCTCGCATTGGTGATCATACTTCTTCTATTTGGCGATGCCCGTTCAAAACATATGTTGACCATTTCCCCCGAAAAGGCGGCGTCGATTGAATACGAGAACTGGCCGTCGTGGGATACCATAGATCCGCCTGGCACTCGTATTCGTATTCTCTGGATTCTACATGATTACGTACCGTTTGTGAATGCCGGTTCAGAGATTTGTGCGCATACGATGAATAAGCATCTTCTTAAGAAACCGTATTTATATGATATTTGGGTCGGCACGCCTGGCTATCCAAATAAGACCTACGAAGGTGTCCGTTGTTTCGATTTATATAATACAAACACCCTTTTTGAACTCTTAAAGGATACACACGTTTTGATGAGCCATTCTTATTACTATCGCAAGCAGTCAATATGGATTGCTCATAAGTTTGGTATACCTTTTCTGGAATGGGTCCACACTGATAACTATGTTCGTGCTATAGGTCCAAATTGGTTTGATGAGCGACTCAAAGGGCGACAGTGGGCGATTTTCAATTCACATAGTTTACAATCTTCCCGAAAGGATTTACCAAACGAGTATTTACGTATTGTAAGACCGCCAGTAGACTATCGTAAGTATGGTATATATCATTCGCACCTTGATGAGCCGAAGAAGGACGCAAAGTATGTCACATTGAGTAATGTAAATGAGAATAAGGGTGGCGAGCTTCTTATACAATTAGCAAAAGCGATGCCTGAACAAGAATTTTTAGGTATTCTTGGCGGCTATCGTAAGCAAATCACTGATAAAACGCTCCCGAATCTTAAGTATATTGAGCATACAACGCAGATTAAGGATGTGTATGAGCAGACGTGGGTGATGATTATGCCGTCCAAAGAGGAGACATGGGGGCGTACAGCAGTGGAAGCAATGTCTTCCGGTATACCCGTAGTCGTTTCACCTACACCTGGACTGATGGAGTGTTGTGGTGATGCCGCATTGTATTGCGACCGTGGCAATCTAGAAGAATGGGTCAAGACACTGCGCAAGCTCAAGAAGGATCGCGAATTCTATAATCAGCGATCCTCAATTTCGCTCCAGCACGCGCGTTCATTGGATCCGACAGACGAGCTCGCAGACCTAGAAACGTGGATTGAGAAGACGGTCCTCAAAGCCAACACGCATAAAGATAAAACTTGTTCACCACTCGAGAAAAATCTTCTATTTAGATAGAAACCAGAATGGCGAACCGCACGCGTAAGAATAAGCGCACCAACAACACGCAGGTAGCGGGCGGCAAGGTTGCGCGCGTCGGCACCCGTGCGCAGGTCTGGCACGGCACGGCGCACCACACGTCCGGCGGCTTAACCCGCAACCACCTCAAGCAGAACAAGCACGGACGCATTGTAAGCCGCAAGGCGTCGGCGGCGGGCAAGAAGGCGCTCAAGCACCTTGTCAAGGCGGGCTTCAAGGCGAAGAAGGGCACGTTCAAGCTCTTCCACTGAGCACCCTATTAACTGCGGAAAATCTCCGACAATTATAGAATGAACGCTACCCGTAATAACCGTAATAACCGTAAATCAAATACAGCACGAGCTGTACGCAATAATCGTCGTAATCGCACATCTCGTGTCCCGAAATATGCGAATACAATGTACGGACTCAACAAGTGGCACGAGTATGCCTTTGAGAAGCTCGGCTGGATAGTACTCATGAAGGCGAAGGGCTACAATAGCAAGGTTGTAGAGTACAAGAAGATGCTTGCCCACCTCCTCAAGTCGTTAGAGCACGTCCGTTCCGAGTACCAGAATGCGAATCGCAAGCACGACCTCAATGTGCTCCATATGAATGTCATTGAACTCCACCACTTCGTGATGAAGCACTTATAAACCGATACCCGAGCGCTCCATAATATGCGTTCCAATACGGATAAGGCGCATTCCTTTACGAAAACGGATACTATCTGTTTCGGTATCAGAATCGGCAATTTTATGCCAGAACAGCGACCACCGCGATTCTCCAATATCGCTTACGACCAAGCCCAGCCCCTGCTCCGCCGTTGCCTTGACAATGAGTGACCAGTCTCCCGTCATCGCAAAGCCTTCGTGTCCGCCCCTTGCCGGCAACCGATGAATCATATCGTACATTGTATGCGCCGGCACACCCACGGGAAAGAAGATGGCATCCGGAATAGCAGGGATTTCGATATGCTCACCGAGCCATACACGCGTCAGCAAAATCCGCCCCTCGCCAAGCACTCCATCCATAAATGTTAGAAATCCAGGTGGTGCCTTAGGAGCACCAACTCCAAATACTATCAGAGCAGAGCCGGTCACACCGAGTCCCTGGCTCATACCTTTAATAATGGTCGCCAGGCACGACCATTCCTTTCCGCTCCCACTTGGACGAACCACAAACGTCCAATCGTGCTCGAGCTCTAGAGTATCTACGCCTCCGCCGCTAACAAGAATACGGCACGCATAGGGAGAGCCGGATATAAACTCCCAGGGAATCCAACTATTCTGTTCGTTACAAAAACAATAGAGTGCGCGTCCAATAAGCGAACAACCGAGTCCTTCAAGCTCCATACAACGTCCTATAAAAACAAAGCCTCTTTATAAGACGCAATGAACGCAGCGGAAGCCATTGTAGGATCTGCCATCACAGTAGGACTTCTAGACGCCGGCTGGCTCACCCTCAGATACAACTACCACAACGATTTGTTTTATAAAATTCAGAAATCGGAGATGAATCCCCGCCTCATTCCCGCCGTCCTCATATACCTCCTTATCCCAGTCGCAATCTTTCTCTATGCAGTAAAGGATGCCACTAACACGAAGGAGGCGGCTCTTAAGGGCGCTCTTATTGGCTTCATTCTCTATGCGTTTTATGACTTGACGAATTTCGCCACACTCACAAACTATAAGTTAGATATGACGCTGACCGATATTGCGTGGGGTACGGCGGTCTGTACGGTAGGTGCCGCAGTAGGCTACCGATTTTACACGCGGTAAAAACAGTCTAAAGCCGTCTAGCAAAGTGAATATTGTGGGGCGAATCCACAAACCCCTAAGGGGTAAAGACACCTATAGTATAGTGGTAGTATCTGGCTCTTCCAAAGCCATGACGCGGGTTCGATTCCCGCTGGGTGTACATCTTATTTCATTTTAGTCTCTCAAATGAAATAAACCGTTACCCCGAATAGGAAGTAATGAAGGCGTATGCAATACTATTCTTTACAATGAAGGTCGCACTTATCATTCAATTTATACTTATTATTGCAAAACGGCAAACGCGCAACTCTGTAGTCTATATAACAACGGAAATTATCTTCAAGACGGCGCTGTTCCTCTTCATTGAATGGTTCACGTTCCACAATAACTTTGGCATCAATTTCGAGGATAAGTTAATCATCTCGTTTGGAGGCGGTCTGCTGTTCTATGATGCCTGTTTCAACGATGTTCCTAAGTTGATTGAGCAACTACGAAAGAGATATCCAAATGTGTTGCCAGAATGGCTATTGGGCACCGTCGAAGCACCTATAAACCAGATTAAATCGTTTAGTAATTCTACATAAACGGATTATACGCCCACTGAAGTAACGCCTGGCGTTCCCTTACCGAGCACCCAATCTCTCCAGGCGAGCAATGCGCTTTGACCGAGCCAGCGTGGCGTGCGAATGAGCGCCAGCGACCAATTTGGACCTTATCGAGCGCCGGAATCCGACGACCGAGCCAGTAGCGACAGTACCATTGAAACCATCCACGTTCGTCAGGGTTTTGCGCAGAGTCCGCTAGGATCGCCCGTCCGTCCTTAGCAGCAACGTGCCGTCCTCTTGCCGGCGCCCACCCTTTCTCCTTCCAGACCGACAACGGTTGCCGAGAGCCCACACCAAAGTAATTCACCGATACGTCCGCCACCGGCGATAGTTTACCAGCCGCCGCCGCGTATAAAAACCACTCACGCGGAAACTCGTCCGTACAGTCATTCAGGTACCGTCCCTCAAACGCCCCCATAAAGAGTATCTCCGCCGGCGTCAGCGCCGGCTTAAACCCCTCAGCGAACCCCTCGCCCGGATTTTCGACCAATTCATACGAGTATTGTCGGAGCAGTGACATTTTACCGCCCCCACGCACTTTCACGCCGCGCGAAAACGACGCTAAGGGGGGACCCTTACGCGCCGCCGCCACAATAGCCTCAACTGTCGGCATTACGTCCTACACTCTGCGCATAAAAAAATGAACCCACCTCAAAGCCTTTTTCAGCCGGCAAAATGCCGCCCAAAAAAGTTACTATTACTCCGCAAGGAAAGGGTTCTATCCAAGCGTTCTTTCATAAGCCGACGGCAACAGCCCCCGCCCAGATCACCGCCACATCTACACCATTGTTAGAAACCCAGGCGACTCCAGACTCTACAATCGATCCGAAGGTCGCTGCGTTTATGGCGAGTTTAACTCCGAGTGAACATATTGCTCATAAAATAGCAGTAGAAAAACTAGGCACAAGTTACGATATTACTCGGACTCACGGATTCGTGCGATGGTCTACTCGCACATAGTTTCTTGAAAATATGAACCGATTTTTTTGATACATCATCCTTCAAATCGGATATCCAATTTCGTAGGTATTTATTGCCATCATAGATCTGATTTGCGCCAATAAGATCGGCAATAGGAACCCATCGGCATTCGGAAATTTCATTCGGTGGAGGAGGATAAATTTTTACTTTATTCATATCTGTTTTTAGAACAGCATATCGAAAAAGATATGACTGTGAGCCCTTGCTTACACGGAACACTTCACCGTGGACCTTATAATCGGCTGCAATCAGACCGGTTTCCTCATTACATTCACGAACTGCGGTCGCTAAATCGTCTTCGTCCACCTTTTCGCGGTGACCTTTTGGGAACCCCCATTTTTTAGAGCGGGAATCATTGACTAATAGCGTATGGGTACATTCGGGTGATAAAATGATAAAACCGGCGCCAACATAGGACATTGAGGACTATGCTACCTATGTGGATAGATACATTTATTTTTAAACCATTACGTATATTGAAAAAGTACCACTAGTGGGGATCGAACCCACGACATTCGCCTTAGAAGGGCGACGCTCTTCCACTGAGCCATAGCGGCGTGCTGAAAAACGGGTATCATTGATATTATTAACCATTAATATTAGATTGCTGTACGATGCCCTGGTTCAGGTTTTTTAGACTGGTTGGCTCCAGTTACAAATATTAAGATTTGATTGCTGTAAGGTTCCTTTTATACAGCAGGAACCTTTTTGGTCCCCAAGGGGACCAGTAATATCGTTAATCATTTGCTGTAAGCTCTCTTATTTCATCAGAGAGCTTAGAGTGCGGATTCAACGGATTATATAAGGTGATCAGGCTTATATGTCTCCGTCAAACTCCGCTTATCAGGGCTCAGGGTTTGTATCCGTCGGATACTTATATATAAAGCATTGCTGTGTGAGCCCTTTGACCACCCGCCTGTGGCTATGAGTTGCCAAATCCAATTTTTTTGGTGTCAATTTTTTCCTACGCGTTCAAAAATTTTTTGTTTTCTTTTTGTATTTTTGTATTTTTTATTTGTTTTTGGATTTTTACGCAGTACCAATCACCGCACGGATCCGCTCCCTTACCCGCAGGTACTTGGGGTCGTCCAACTCGAGCCGCAGCATCTCGTACGCCGTCATCTGACGTGGACCCTCCTTCATGAGAATCTCGAACTGGGTCGGTGACCAGCCAGAGAGCATCGCAACACCAGGCGTGTCGGCGGTCGCGTGGAAGTCCGTTGTGCCGGCACGTAGATTCCAGATAACAATGCGAGGCGCCGTAAAGCCCTGACCAGGACCCCACATATCCTCGCCGGCGCGCTTGAACGCTTCTTGAATCATCTGAAGGTGCGTCTGCCAGCCCGCCGTCTTGACAACATGGCGGTACGAGTTGCCGGTGTAGTCACTCATCTCGGATGAGCTGCACGCCGCATCCCACCCCATATCCGTAAGGACAATAAGGTTCTCAGGCTCCTGCCCAGGGCGTACACGCTTTGTCTTGAGCGTCTCGAGTACAAGGTCCATTGCCTTCTGGAAGTCGGTGCTCAGACCATGACCGATGCCGCTATCCTTAATGGTCTGAATCCGTGCAAACAGGTCAGAGCCCGCTTCAAAGTGGTGCCAGGTAGGGTCCGAGTCAAAGGTCATCAGCTTATCCTTGAACTCGTCGGAGCAGACCTGGGAGCCAAGGATGCCGAGCGCCATTGAGACCCAATAGGGTGTGCCTGACATAGAGCCACTGAAGTCCGACATGAAGATGGACCGTCCGAGACCGCCGTTAGCCTTTGCCTTTTCCACCATTGAAAGCCAAACACCGTTGAGCTGGTCTATCTCAGCAGGGGAAAGCCCGTGTGTCTCAGACGCCTTCTGGACAATCTCGTGCGGGAAAAGCGTGTCAGCGCCGTGAACCTTCGCCTTTCCAGCCGCCGCAGCGGCGAAGTGCTCCTCAAAACGCCGACGGCACTCCATACGTTTGGCGTCATCAGGGCAGCGGAATTCGCCATCCTTGGGCTTCTCCCCCTTAACACGGTGCGTGGACGGTAGGTTAAGGAACGCCCTGCTGTATAGCTTACCAGCGCGACCAGGCACCGAGGCAGGGACAATCGTATCCCAGCGGTCTGTACACATCAGCGTCTCTACCGTGTTGAGCTTGGCGTTCATATCGGCAGTGAGCCGGCGGTAATGCCGCATCTGCACACTATGCTTCTGTACAGGGAAGAGCGTCGTGGCGATCCTCTTCGCCATGTCGTTGTGCTTGGAGCCCTCACGTGGCGCCCACTTGGCGGCAAGCGTCGCCGGCTTCTCCAACTTGGACTCTTTGTACAGTGTGTCGGCGTAGAGATCCACGATTGCCTTGGTGATGTTCATGTTGGACGCCTCGGCAAGTACCAACAAATCGTTCCAGCACCCGTAGTGCGGGATAAGGTCCAGCAGTGCCTTAGCGATGATCGGCTGCGTCATACAAAGCCGATCGTACAGTACTTGGAACACTGCCTTCTCGCCTTTGCCGCCACGGATGTTGCGGGCATTGAAGGCAAGGACAAAGGCGTCCTCCAGTGCTTCTTGTGTCTTGAGAGCAAGGACGCTGTCCAGCGCGGCGCGTAGTACAGACGCATCGGCACCACGAACACATTTGACGTTCAGGTCCACACGCGGGTCGCCACTGCTGCTAAACACGTCGGAGCCCTTGACACCCAGGGCAGGTAGGGGAATGGAAAGGGAGATAGACATCTGGAAGAAAGAAGTGGGAAGGCTTTAAAATGTGGCGTTAACAATCGGCGTAAATGCTAGTGGGTGCTTCAATTTTTTTAACCGGTCAATTTTTGCCTAAATGGGTCTAAAGTGGTTACCATTGTATTTATCGGAGCGAAAGCTCCTATTAAGCGAGAATCCGATAGTGGCAATTCGGAATCACTCAAGATGATTTGGAGCAAATCCGCGTGGGTTCGAGTCCCACTTCTCGCACACCTATGTTTACTTCGGAATCCGAAATAAACAAAGGTTGTTATATATAATAAAATTGAACAGCCTGGATAAGGATAAACATCTGGTTATATAATGGGGTTTATCTATAAAATCACAAATACAGTTACAAATAAATGTTATATAGGAGAGACTAAAGAAAAGAATCCTGAAGAGCGTTATAAACAACATTTAAACGTCATTCGTAGAGGAAAGGGATGCCCTGCATTGCGTGGTGCTATTAAAAAGTACGGTGAAGACAAATTTAAGTTTCAAGTCCTTATCATTTGCTTTGATGAAGATAGATTTATATATGAAAAAGAGTATATTCAAAAATATAATTCTATGGTTCCAAATGGTTATAATATATTAGAAGGTGGATCTGGCGGAGCAGGATTCAAAGGTAAGAAACACACTGCTGAAATTATTGAAAAAATACGAGAGGCTTCACGAAAACGTTTAGAGACATCTGCTCAAAGATTAGCAAATTCACAGCGTATAAAAGATCATTATAAAAATCCTGAAAATAGAATTAAACAATCAAATGCTATGAAAGTATCTGAAAAATTTAAACAAGCTGTTAAAGATGGTAGAGTTGGCGGCAAGTCACATAAATCATTACCAAGTGAAGATATAAAAAAGAAGATAAGCGATAGTTTGAAAAATTACTATACAGATGAGAATATTAAAAAACTTAGAGAATCTATGGCAAAGGCACTAGGAAAGTCAGTATCACAATATACTACCGATGGAACTTTAGTAGCAACATATAAAAGTATATCGGAAGCAGGACGTGCTTTGGGAAAATCACGTGGTCATTCAATAAATCTTGTCCTATCTGGTAAGAATAAAACTGCATATGGGTTTGTCTGGAAATATCAATCCTAGGAAAAAATTGAAATCACTAGCCCGCGCAAAGGGCAATTAACGCCCTAAACCCTTCATCCTTCCAACGATGTACGCCTATTCTTCCTTTCCTTCCCGCTTTGCCGTCTTCCGTGGTCCGTACCATTCCACATTACGCACGGAGCTGGTTGAGTCCACCATGATCTTTGACACTACACCATCGGAGGACGGCAGCTTCTACACGGCAACACTGCGCCCGTGGTTTGGCACCATTGTGGGCGATGACAATATACCGGATACGACGGTGCGTACGGTGAAGATCCACTCACCATTACGCGCAAACCACCATGGCAATGCCTTTAGCCCAAGTAATGAGCGTTTTGTTGTGCTTCCTTTCACCTTAGAGGTGAACGCCACTTCTTGGGTCCATAGCGCGATTCCGATACTTGCCTTTGAGAGTTCCAACTGGATGCCGCGCTACGAGCCGCTGAGCACGATTCAGGTGCTTCACCGCATACAGGGCAACTCGTTCAAGCATCACTACCAGAACATCCATTATGTTGCGGGCACGCTGATGCGGCGGCTAGAGCCGCTGCCGCCCTACATCACGTGGCTACAGTCGCTGCCTGACCCGTACGCTGAAATGAACCGCGCGGAGATCCGCGCCATTCCTTACGCGCATATTTCACCGACAAGTCTCCATATATTGCGCCGCAACATCATTATGGACTACCACCAGCGCAACACAGTGGCGCGCAATGTGATAGATGCAGCTGTTGCGGCTGTACAACCACCGGCTGTAGATTACGACGACTACTCATCGATGTTTGACGCGGCGGCTGGCTACGTAGCACCAGCCGAAACGACCGAGGAGCCACCTACCATTTCAGCCTTTATCCTTATGAACCACCTTGCCTATGAAGTCCAGAAGGGCACCACATGCCCCATCACCTTTGAACCGCTGATTAGTCTTGCCAAAGTTGCTATGAGCCCTGAATGCGGTCACTTCTTTGAGCCTGATGCGCTCAAGGCTTGGGGGAAAGTGCAGCAGAGCGCTGGCGCGCAGATTATCTGCCCTGTATGTCGCACACAATTGCATAGCGTTATTGAAATGACAAATAATTCTTACAAACTACCGGTCGTTAGCTAAATCCAAAACACAAGACCAACAAAACTCCAAAAATTACAAAAATTTTTCAACGGATCCTAAATGAAAATTGAATTCGCGGAGTCCATCCGGACTCTCATTTAAAACTAATTTATTCGGCTTAACTATCAATCACACTGGCCTTATCCTATTTCGCTATCTCTCGTCCGGCGCTCAAGCATCAACTCGAACTATGGCAGCGTTGCCTACCTACAATTACTCCCCACTACGCAGTGAAATGTAATAATGACGTAACAATGATGCGATGGATGACAGAGCTTCACCCCACAATAGGTTTCGATTGCGCCAGCCGCAGAGAAATCTTTGAAGCTCTGCCTCTTGTAAGTCCCAGTCGCATTATCTATGCCCAGCCTTGTAAGAAAATCGACGATATTAAGGTGGCACATACGCAGGGTATACCACTTTCAGTGGTAGATTCAGTTGAAGAGACAGAGAAAATGAATGGATGGACCGGTGGCATTTTGATCCGCCTGCTGGTCGAAGATAAGGGCTCCAAACAGCCTTTTGGTAAGAAATTCGGTGCGCCGCTCGCATGGTTACCGAAGATTTACGACACAGCGCGCGCCCTTAAACTCAACATTACAGGCTTCAGTTTCCACGTTGGAAGCGAGTGCCAGAACCCAGAGCAGTATGCAAATGCTATTGCCCAATGTAAGAAAGCCTCACTAATAGCAAAACATCATGGGTTTGATACGACGACGATTGATATTGGCGGCGGTTTCCTGGCAGACGCCGATTCGTTCAAAACGGTGGCAGCAACAATCAATTCAGCACGCAAAGAACATTTTAATGACCATAAAATCCAGTTTATTGCAGAGCCTGGACGGTTCTTAGCCGCCCCTACGCATACCTTGTACACGACGGTGATTGGCAAGAAACCGGCATACCCCGCGCCAAAGTACGATTCAGAGCCGATGTGGCGTATTACGATTGACGAGTCAGTATACGGCAGTTTCTCCAATATTCCGTTTGACCACCAGACCCCAGTCCTAGAGCGCCTACGACCAAAGAAGAAGGTAGAAAACCAGAGACCCACTATCATTTTCGGAAGGACGTGCGACTCTGGCGACTGCCTGGGCGAAAACATCCCGTTGGTAGACGTTGAAGTAGGCGATATCTTAAAAGTGCCGAATATGGGCGCTTATACGACCGTCACTGCGTCAGAATTCAATGGCTTCCCGAAGCCTGAGCGTATTTACGAACTTCATTAACATAACATTGACCTATTGTAAGATATGTCAGCACCACCAGGACTTAAATTAAATACAACACTAAACGGCGTCTATTTGACAACTCTAACAGACGCTGATATCCAAGACCTCAAAACGCGTCTTGAGACGTTTAATTTTGAAGTAGACAACTCCACACAGTATGCCGAGATTGAGGCAATTATGAATAAACTGAAAGGAACTCTAAGCGCGAATTCGGACCAAATGGACCTAGGATCATTGTTTTTCGTTATGGAGAAGGTGAAAGGAGGCAGCAAGCGCGTAAGCAAGCCCTATGAATTTGTGAACGTCTTGTTAAAAATCGTAGGACATATTAAGGGGCAGACAGGCGGAATGAATCCGTATCAACCGAGAAGATTTGTTTTACCCCAGCGTGCCGCTCTACAACCGATACGTCAGATGCCGTTACACGGCACAATGTCAGCGGCAGAGGCGGCTCAGAAGCAGCAGTTTTTTAAACAGAATCGTACTGTTAAAAATCGTAAAGTAAAGGCTACAAACCGAGCCAATAGAAATGAAAATTATGGCAACGTTGTGCCCGTTACAAATGCGTTCAATATTCCAGTAGGAAATGCGAATAATTCCCGTGCGTCAAGAGCATCTTCGGCGGCAAATGTCTATAACCTTTTTAATAGACCTCGCCATAAGGCGGCTTGGAACGCAGTGTTTTCTAATGCCAAGAAAGGTGGCACCCGCAAAAACCTACCGAAAAGTAACACTCCTGCGTTTCGTAAACAGGTAATAGATATGATTAAGTCAAGAATCAATCTTACAAATACTCATAAGGCACGGCTCATTCAGCGCTATATGGATGCAGCGAATGCGGGATTGGCGACACCGAATGAAATTTCTGCATTGGTAGGGCTTGCGGAATTAAAGCATTATCAGCCCAGGACCCTGCGTCGCCGAAAGTAATCTAAAGAATAAAGATGATACTATACTTGGAGCTATAGTATAATCGGTAAGTACATGGGACTTTGAATCCCGTAATCTGGGTTCGAGCCCCAGTAGCTCCTTAAAAACGGCTTAAAGAAATACCAATTTTAATGTTTGTGGAGCCTTCGTATAGTTGGTAAGTACACAAGGTTCTGATTCTTGTAACCCAGGTTCGAATCCTGGAGGCTCCTTATATGTGAATTATTTATAATAGTTCACATAATATGCGTCGTAAGTCTAAAGTTTTAAAACACACACCTGGATAAGATGGTATTTTTGCGTCTTATATTCGCAGGGCTGCTTGCCATCACAGCAGCACAATCGCCTTCACCTTCGTTATCACCGAGTATTTCTATTTCTCGTTCTGTGAGCCGTACGGGGTCTATTTCCCGTTCTCGCTCCTCCACAGTAGCCCTTATTTCTACTAGTGGATCTAAATCACCGTCTATTTCGGTTACTACCACCACCACGAAGACTACCTCGCGTGTGTCGAGTATCTCGCCATCTGTGTCGTACGGCTTATCCCCTTCCGTGTCATCAAGCTGTACAAAATCTGTAAGTGTATCGGCGAGCATGTCTAAAAGTAAGACCACCACCCCATCCATAACCCGGTCGCAAATTTCCCTTACTGCATCACCATCTACATCAAAAAGTTTTGGCACGTCTGCGTCAGCAAGTCCTACATGTACAAGGGGGTTTGGTTGCCCCTCGGCATCTTCTTCGGTCGCAGCAACGCCCACTATTACACCGTCGAATTCTAAGTCTACTACAGCAGTGTTATCACGTTCTGGTTCTGTATCAAAATCACTTACTACAAGTCGGTCACAGTCCGTTTCACAAACCTCCAATCCAGGACTATCGCCATCTTTTAGTAAATCAGTGTCGCAATCCGTAACAAAATCTATTACGGCATCCCATACATTGACCCAGACGACCACGAAATCGTTTGGAACCTCTTTCACGGCGAGCCCGACATGCACTAGAGGTTTTGGATGTCCTGCTGCCACCTCGTCCGTCAGCCAATCCCTATCAGTATCAAGGTCAAGACCTCCAACGAGTTCTATATCACCAACATATGGATTGACGCCATCTATTACATCATCTCTTACACGAACTAAGTCGGCATCACAATCCGTATCTAAATCGCTGACAAATAGTGTATCACAAAGTCTATCGGTATCAAAGTCAAATGCGCAGACGAGTTCTATATCACCGACATTTGGAACAAGTCTGTCCGCCTCTAAATCAGTATCTATTAGCAAGTCGAACTCTCCATCCATTTCAAAATTAATTACACCAACCCCTTCTACATCAAAAAGTTTCGGCACGTCTGCGTCAGCAAGCCCTACGTGTACGCGGGGATTTGGTTGCCCCTCGGCGTCCTCGTCTGTCGCAGCAAGTCCCACTAATACACCGTCGAATTCTAAGTCTACTACAGGATCTCAGTCGGTTTCAAAATCTATAACAACTAGCCAATCTGTATCAAAATCTAGACCTCCATCAAACTCGCCATCATTAACGGGAAATGTAAGTCCGCCGGCAACTGTCTCGCGCTCAGTCAGCAATTCATTATCACGTTCAGGTTCAATGGCGGTCACAGCCACCCCTTCTACATCAAAAAGTTTTGGCACGTCTGCGTCAGCAAGCCCTACGTGCACAAGGGGATTTGGCTGTCCATCTGCATCATCATCAATAGCAGCAACGCCTACAATTACACCATCGAATTCTAAGTCTACTACGGCATCATCGTCGCGTTCTAACTCAGCGTCAGTATCACAGCCGCAATCACGTTCTAACTCAGCGTCAGTATCACAGTCGCAAAGCCCCAACCCAGTACTATCATCTTCTGTTAGTAACTCAGGGTCAGTGACAAAGTCTATAACTAAAACCTCTTCGGGTTCATCTTCAGTATCCCATACATTAACCCAGACGACTACAAAGTCATTTGGAACGTCGTTCTCTTCAAGTCCGACGTGTACGCGCGGCTTTGGCTGTCCATCGGCGTCCTCATCTGTTGCTGCTTCGCCTACAATCACTCCCTCAGTATCAAAATCGCTGACGACAAGTCGTTCACGGTCCACTTCAGCATCGCAAACCCCAAATCCACCACTATCCCCTTCTGTTAGCAAATCAGGATCGCAATCGGCATCCAGAACAATAAGTCTAACATTAACACAATCAAATTCGGCATTGGGAACTAATTCTGTATCAATAACCGGTACAAATTCTCAGACAAAGTCTATAACTAAAACCTCTTCGGTTTCACCATCAGTGACTCGGTCACTTACATTAACTCAGACGACTACACAATCGTTTGGAACGTCGTTCTCATCAAGTCCGACGTGTACGCGAGGCTTTGGCTGCCCGTCGGCTTCTTCCTCCGTCGCTGCTTCACCTACAATTACGCCGTCTGTCTCAAAATCTTTAACAAAGAGCATGTCGGTCTCTATGTCGCAAACGAACTCCCGCACACCAACTGCGATCGCCACAGCGTCATCGGGCGTAAGTTCATCAAACTCGGCATCACGAAGCGTATCATCATCATTATCACCGGCGCAATCAAATACAAAGAGTAATTCACTATCAGTATCTGCTACAACATCAGTAAGCCCTTCAACTTCACAAACATCTTCAAATACAAAGTCTAACACAGGTTCAACATCAGTTTCAGCATCTATTACAAAATCGTATACATCGTCGGGCACGACAACAAAATCGTTTGGAACGTCGTTTTCGTCAAGTCCAACGTGTACGCGGGGATTTGGATGCCCATCAGCATCTTCCTCTATTGCTGCTTCACTAACAATCACTCCATCTGTTTCAAAATCGCTTACAAATAGCCCATCGGTCTCCTCATCGCAAACGAAATCACGTACACAAACGCTAACCCTTTTGGCATCATCAAGCGTAAGTTCATCTAATTCAGCATCAACAAGTATATCCATTTTGCAATCAAAGACGCAATCTAATACAAAGAGTATTTCTACATCTATATCGGCGTCAGGTTCGCTAAGTCCTGCAACTTCACAATCATCATCGATAACAAAATCTACTACCGGTTCAACATCAATTTCAGCATCTATTACAAAATCTTATACATCGACCGGCACTACAACAAAATCGTTCGGAACATCGTTTTCCTCAAGTCCGACATGCACGCGCGGTTTCGGTTGTCCATCGGCATCTTCGTCAGTCGGTGCTTCGCCCACCATTACACCCTCTATTTCAAAATCACTTACAAATAGTCCATCAATCTCTGCTTCACAAACAAAAACGCGCGTACAAACGGTAACTACATCAGGATCGCCGAGTGTAAGTTCATCCATCTTAGCATCAATAAGTATATCTATTTCACAATCTAATACACAATCAAATACACGGAGCAATTCATTATCCAATTCGGTATCAAAATCAGTAACACTCACCGTCTCTCAATCCCCGTCACAAACAAAATCTGTAACTGCTTCAACCTCGGTCAGCCCATCAGAAACACGGTCTTATACATCAACCCAAACTACGACAAAATCGTTTGGAACATCGTTTTCGTCAAGTCCTACGTGCACACGGGGTTTCGGTTGCCCGTCGGCGTCTTCATCGGTTGCGCCCTCGCCGTCTATCACAAAGTCGGTGTCACGGTCGCAAACGGCTAGTGCGTCATCAACCACATCAGAAAGCACAACAGCGTCAATCAGCCCAAGCAATACAAAAAGCCCCTCGCAAACACCGAGCCAATCACCGTTACCCACCAACTCTGTTAGTAATACAGGCAGCTCAACACAGTCAAATAGTGTAAGCCCATCAAAAACAGAAGCACCGTCTGTAACACCGTCACGTTCACCGACAAAATCGGCATCATCGACAATATCACAAACTGCATCGTCTACAAATATGACACAAATCTTCTTTCCTCCGCAAATGAATACACAAAATAATCAAATGGCACCCGCTGCAGCGGCGGCTACCGCCTTGGGTGTAATTATTGCATTAAGTATTTTAGCAGCAGGAGTATTTGTCCTCTTTATTCGTAAGCGTAAGGCAAAGAAGGAGAAGTATGGAGGAGCAATGTTTATAGAGCAAAAACCGAAACCGGCATTTACAGCAAGCAAAAAGGTTATCTTAGCAACACCATTACAAAGAATGGAGGATAATCCTTTCCTAACTCGTGCCAATAGTACTATGAGTAGCACAGATGCTATTGTTGCGGAGAAACAGACAAATGCCATGCGGTATTTCGCACAGACAAAGTCTATACCGAATGTTCTCAGAACGCCAAGTATTCGTGCAGGAACTACGATTGAGGACCAGAATGGTCGTAAGGCATTCGTATTTAGTGAAATACGTGCCCAACCTACACAGCGTAAACCAATGCGTACACTGAATGAAGAGGATTTGAATGCGTCCGTTGAACCCAAACTCGAACTGCTTGTACCAACAGAGCCATTAAACTTATTTGAAAATCGTAGAGTAAGTACCGATAGTGGTATTGGAGTCGTGCCTGTGCCGAACTCGGTAACTATGCCATCTGTAAATTCACGACGTGCAAGCACGCAGAGTAATTTCCTTGCCGAAACGAAGAAGGCAGACGAGAAGAATGAACCGAAACGGTCACATAGAAGGAAATCACATCGTCATATATCATCGGACGAGGAGAGTGAATCGGAGAGCGAAAGACGGCGCCGTAGGAAGAGGTCGTCTCGTCGGCATATTTCATCGGATGATGAAAAGAGAGTGCCAAAGGTTGAAGTGGAACGTGAACTACCACCGTCGCCTCCAAAGGAGGAAGAGCCGCCTAAATCTGTAGAACCTGCGCCAGCCGTTTCTGAGCAGAAGGAAGAGCCGAAGCCAAAGAGGAAAAAGTCACGTTCAAAGGTAACACACGAGCCTGTTCCTACCGCCTTGGTAGAAGAGCCAGCACCAGCACCAGAGCCAAAACTAAAAAAGAGGAAAAGCTCTAAAAAGAATCTACCGGTAGAATAGAAATGTCCGCTTTTCGTCCAAGCCCGTGGCTACTACGATCGCAGGAGAACAGAAATAAGCCTGCGCCATTATCGTTGAATAAGCCAGTAATTAAGAAGAATAACAGTACTAAACGTATAGCCTTTGCGCCTGTAAAAACTGCCCCGAAGACGACGCGCAAAGGACGGAAGGCACGGAAAACCCGAAAAATTCGCCGGTAGTCGGACAAAATTGACGGTCTAAAGATTTCCACCGTTAATCAAGTGGGAGGAGACTCCTATTTAAGCGGGAATATGCAAATTGGTTAAGCAATACGTCTTAAGAACGTATGGAGTAAATCCGCGTGGGTTCGAGCCCCACTTCCCGCACATATACTATTTTTTCGTTTAGCGAATAAATAGTATATATAACAGAAAATTCATAAAAATTGACGACTTAAAGATTTACACCGTGAAATAAGTGGGGGGTAACTCCCACTAAGGTCCCTTAGATCAGCTGGTAGATCATCCCTCTTATACGCTTGTACGTATGCTTCGCGAGGGGAAGGTCGCGGGTTCGACCCCCGCAGGGACCACACACCGCCGGTTTTTTGTTAGATATCCGTGATTTCTAACCAAATACCAAACCTATTTGGGTTAAACATATAGCATTATATAGAATTAAAACAATGGACGCCCCGTCATGCGCAGATTGTACAGCCGAAAAGCAGTGCGATGTATGTAAAACGGTAGACGAACAGGTGAATGGCATTGAGACAATTATTGATACATTTAAGCCAGAGGTTCAAACGATTGCGCTAGGAATTGTAGCGGGTCTTTATCAAATTCAGCAGGATCAAAAGGAGATTATTGCGACATTTATAAGTAAGGTTGTAGCCCACGTCACTGAACATCCTGAACTTAAACAAATTTTGGAGGGGATGACGAACTGTTATTTGACCCCATGGCAGTACGATCTTACGATGCGCTGCCTAAACCCATCGCCGGTTACTCCATCAGAGAATGCGAGCTGATATATTTCGTCGCCTTGGCGGTATGAATACGCATCAGCCCCGCTTTACAGCCCTGCTACAAACGGACGGAAGTTTTCAACA